ATTCGTAAAGGATGCATTTACTGCTAAGTTCAGCAATGACTATGCAGCATCAGAGCGTCTTGCTCGTCACACTCGTGAAGAGGAAATTGAGCGTCGCTCAGTAGGAACTGGCAACTTTGCTGGTCTCGTAATTCCTCAGTACCTTGTTGATCTAGCAGCACCATTTGCTCGTGCAGGTCGCCCATTTGCAGACTTCGCAACAAACAAGATGGTATTGCCAGCAGCAGGTATGACACTAAATATCTCACGCATGACTACTGGTACATCAACTGCAGTTCAGGCTGCTGAAAATGATGCAGTATCAAATACAAATGCTGACGATACACTATTGACTGTGAATGTTCGTACAATCGCAGGTCAACAGGATATCTCAAAGCAGGCAATTGAGCGTGGAACAGGTATTGACCAGTTCATCATCCAGGATCTTATCCGTGGATGGCACACAACACTTGACGACCAGATCCTTAATGGTGACGGTACATCAGGCTCAATGGTTGGTCTTGAAGGAACAGTAGGAACAAACAATGTAACCTTCACTGAAGCATCACCTACAGTTGCAGAACTGTATCCAAAGTTAGCAGATGCTTACCAATTGGTACAGACAAATGTATTCCAAAACCCAACACACTGGGTAATGCACCCACGCCGTCTAGCATTCTTGCTTGCAGGCGTTGACGGTTCACAGCGTCCACTCGTTCTTCCAGCCCTAAACGGCCCAATGAACGCAGTTGCAACAGGTGCAGGACAAGCATACTACGGTAACTCAGGTTACACATTGATGGGTCTACCTATCATTGCAGATGCAAATGTTCGTACAGACGCTGGTGCTTCAGGTACTGAAGATCGTATCTATTGCGTAAATGCAAATGAAATGCATCTTTGGGAGCAAGCAGGATCACCATTCGCATTGAACTTTGATGCAACAGGTGCAGGCTCACTCACAATCAAGTCTGTAGTCTACGGATACGGAGCATTCACTGCTGGTCGTTATCCAGGAGCAGTATCTATTATTTCAGGTACTGGTCTAGTAGCACCAACATTCTAATCTAAAAAGTATTCTCAGTAGGGCTAGGTTCGCTTAGCCTTACTGGGATACCCAGGAAAATATCCTAGGGTGGCAGGTGGATTTGGTGTTCGCCCCGTTTATCAGGTTCACCTGCCTTTACCTTAAGAAGGAATTATGAAGAGAATTAAAAAGATTTTTAGAATTAAAAAAGAAACAGCAACTGCAACTCCTAAGATGGAGAAAGCAATGTTGCCTAAGATGGAGAAGAGGAGCAAATGAGTAGACCTACGCTTGCACAGAGTTCACAGCCTAATAATGTCTATACGACTTTAGCAGATGTGAGAAATGCACTGCAGATTGAAGACAGCCTGGATGATAATGATATCCAAGCAGCGATTCTTGCTGCAAGCCGTATGATTGACGAGTATTGCCAAAGATCTTTCTATCAAGAAGGTACATTAGCAGCACCTGTAACTAAATATTACACGCCGTTAAGTCCGTGGTATCTAGAAATAGATGACCTTATTGAACCAACAGAAGTAAGATCAAGAGCAAATCAGTCTGGACCATTCACACAAGTCTGGAACTTAGACACAGATCTTATGTATGAGCCTGTTAATAATCCAGAAGTAGGTATGCCAATAACAAGACTATTAGCAATTCAGACATATGTCTTTCCTTACTTCTTTCCTCAGACAGTTAAAATAACTGGAGTCTGGGGTTTCAAAGCAATACCTTACGAAGTAGAATTAGCCTGCAAGATTCAGGCATCAAGATTATTTGTTAGAAAGCAATCTCCATTTGGTATTGCAGGATCTGTAGAACTAGGAACAGTTCGTTTGAACTCTCGTCTAGATCCAGATGTTGAGATGCTTCTAAAGACATACCGTAGAAACTTTGGATTGGCATTCTAATGGCTATTTCCAATATCAATGGTGTAAGAGATGCGTTAAAAGCAAATCTACAGACAATAACAAACCTGAGAGTTTATGATTTAATTCCAGATGTTATTGTTCCACCATGTGCAGTAGTAGGACAATTAGATTTCACATTTGATATTGACAACATGCGTGGCTTAGACCAAGCATCTGTTGATATATTTGTGATTGTACAAAGAATATCAGAAAGAACAGGACAAGACAAACTTGATAATTTCCTGGCTGGAAGTGGTAATGGTTCAATCAAAACTGCTTTAGAGTCAGATAGATCACTAGGTGGCCTTGTTGATACACTCAGAGTTATAAGTGCTGAAAGTGGTACATATACTTCTGGTGATCAGTCTTTCTTATCATACCGTTACAACCTCACAATTTGGGGCTAAGGAGAAAACAATGCAATATGTAGTATCAGGTGCTAAAGTTTGTGGTAAATTAAATGGTGAAAAACTTACTACAAGTGATATACTTAGTGCAGGAGGAAGTGTTGAACATCTTCTTGCTTCAGGCAATATCAAAGAATCAACAAATACACCAAAAGCAGTAAAAGAAGTAGAAGCAGTTCAGCAGGTAGTGGATACACTCCCTGTTTTTAATCTAGATAACGAACAAGGAGAAAAACCATGGCAAGAATAGTACTAACAAATGTACAGGTAGTAGTTGGAGGCGTAGACCTCTCAAATCATGTTGCTTCAGTAACGCTTGGAAGCACATATGATGTAATTGAGACCACTGCATTCGCAGGAGGAAATGTTCCAGACGCAGCAAAGACTCGTACAGCAGGACTTGTTGATAACTCAGTAACACTTGAGTTCCACCAAGACTTTGCAGATCCTGGTGCAGGAAACACACCAGTAGAACAAACAATTTATCCACTACTTGGAGAAGTTACGGCTATTGAAGTTCAACCAATCACTTCAGCAACACAAGGACCAACCAATCCTAAATACACATTTGAGGCTTTGGTTTCAGAGTGGACACCACTAAACGGTGCTGTAGGCGAATTGGCCACTGCATCTGTTACATGGCCAATCACTGGCGCAATCACAAAGACGGTCTAATAACAAATGGCAAAATTAGTCTTAACAAACGCAAAGGTAACTATTGCAGGAACAGATTTGAGCGACCATATCGCTTCAATCTCTCTTGCAACACAGTATGATCTTGTTGAGACTACTCAATTTGGTCAAACTTCAAAACAATTCGTTGCTGGCCTTGCTGCTAACACAATTACTTTTGAATTTTACCAAGATTTCCAGGCAGGCTCAGTAGAGTCAATAATTTATCCTCTACTGGGCACTGCTACCACTTGTAGAATAAAACCAATAGATGCTGCAAGATCAGCAGATAATCCTGAATACATCATGGATGGAACAAATGGATCAGGTAGAATTCTAATTTCAGAGTGGCAAGCATTAAATGCTGCAGTAGGAGAAATAACAACAGTAAGCGTAACATGGCCAATATCTGGCGATGTTATCAAATTAACAACACCTTAGAAGGGGCAAAAAAAATGGACGGACTACATATAAAAGTAAAGACTACTGATGGGTTTGAAGGAACACTATCCTTAAGACCACGATCAATAGTATCGTTTGAGCAAAAGTTTGGCAAAGGATTTGCTAAATTGCTTAGCGAAGATCAGAAACTAGAACACATCTACTTCCTTGCATGGAGTGCATTGAAGGATAGTGGGAAGGTTGTGAAACCATGGGGCGACAGTTTCCTTGACACATTAGACAGTGTTGAATTAGTTGTAGACCCAAATTTAGAATCCACAGAGACAGCCTAACATATTCGTTAGCAATGATTTCTGTGGAGTCAGGCTTATCTCCTAACGATTTGCTTGATGCTCCAGATGGAGTACTTGAAGCAATAGTTATTTACCTTAAAGAAAGAAATAAAGGAAACGATTAAATGAGCAAAGATGCAATAGTGTTGGTTGGTGTTAAAGATACACTAAAAGCATTGGAGTCTTTTGATAAGCAAGCAGTTAAAGAATTCACTAAGGTTATTAATTCTGAACTCAAAAATGCTAAACAAGACGCTCAAGGATTTGTTGCTGGTGATCCACCTCTTAGTGGGTGGAGCACACAGCCTCCTAAAAAACCTCGTTCTCGTGGTGGTGCAGGATGGCCTGCTTGGGACCAAAGTGTTATTAAGGTAGGAATATCAGCAACTAAGGCTGAAGGCAAAGTAAGAAGAGACTACACAACTTCTGCGGGAGCGTTGAAAAACAGATCAGCAGCAGGTGTAATATATGAATTAGCAGGAAGAACAAATAGAGGTACTGGTACATTTATTAGTAACCTTGAGAAGAAAGAGCCAAAAGCATCTCGTTTAATCTGGAAATCAGTAGACAAGAATAAAGACAGAATAGTTAAGAATGTCTTTGATGCTTTTGAAGATGTACAGAGAAAATTACAACAAAATTTAGAAAAGGAGCGTGGCTAGTATGGCATCAGGTGCAGTAGTAGCCAGAATCCTCACCCAGTATTCTGATAAAGGATCTAAGCAGGCTCAAAGAGATATTAAGAATCTTAGCAATAAGATTGATGCATTTGGTAAAAAGGCTTTAAAGTCATTTGGTATTGCAGGTGCTGCCTCTGCAGCCTTTGCTACTAAACTTGCTGTAGATGCAGTTAAAGGTGCTGCAGCAGATGAAAAGGCTTTAGGAGCACTATCTATTGCTTTAAGAAATAACACTAATGCTACAGATTCTGCTATAAAGGCTAATGAACAATTTTTAGATTCTCTTGAACTACAAGTTGCTATTGACAACGAACAACTGATTCCTGCTCTTCAGCAGTTAGCAACAGCAACTGGAGACTTAGCACAAGGGCAAAACTTACTAAGACTTGCCACAGATGTTTCAGCAGCGTCTGGAAAAGATTTATCTGCCGTTTCAATGGCACTTTCCAAAGCAGTAAATGGAAATTTTGGGGCACTTACAAAATTAGGATTACCTCTTGATGCTAATGCTATTAAGGCTAAAGACCTAGGAGCAGTATTAGTTCAATTGGCAAATATAAGCAGAGGACAGGCTGCTGCAGCAGCAAATACTTTTGCTGGCAAATTAGCAATACTACAATTACAGATAAACCAGGTAAAAGACAGAATTGGTATAGCGTTTATGCCAGCACTGACTATACTTGCAACTTATATCAAGACTGCAGTTATTCCTCAACTTGAATACTTTATATTCTTAAATCAATACAAGATGCAGAATGCTCTTGAGGCTACTGTTAAAAATGTTAAAGAAACTGCTAATGCCATTGGAAATATCTATGCAGTAATTAGCGCAGTTAATGATATTTTGCCACTTGGTATTGGTGGATACATTCAACTAGCAGCAATAATGTATGGTGTTGCTAAAGCAGCAATTGCTGTTAAGTTTGCAATGGATGTTGTTGCTGCATCACAACTAAAAATGAGTTTAGTTACAACTTTAAATAGACAAGAACATGCAAAAATCTTTAGAGAACTTAGCAAGATATCTCCTGCAGCCAAACTAGTTGCTGGTGCATTTGGTACAATGAAAGCAGAAGCATCACTTCTATATACATCAGTAAAAACAGCAACTACAGGAGTGATGGCTGGAACAAAAGGAATGGGATTGTTTGCCATTGCTACTAGAGGAGCCAATGCTGCTTTAGTGGCATTTATTGCAACACTTAAAGGCATTGGTGCTTTCCTTGCAAGATATGTAAAGCAAATAGCAGTTGTTCTTGCAATTCTTGGAGCCATTGCTGCAGTAATTGAATTTTTTGACAAAGATCCAGTTAAACTAGATGCAAAAGCACAAGCAGCAGAATATAGTATGTGGTATTCAACTGTTATTAAGGGCTACACAGGAATGGATCATGCTCGTAATGAGTATCTTAGAAAACAAGACGAGATTAATTCTAAGACAAAAGAAGAATTAGAACTTGAAAAAGCACTGGCAGAAATGACTGCCAAGAATGCTAAAGATGATGCAAAAAGAGCAGCAGCAGAAGCAAAAAGACAATCAGTTTTAAATGCACTTAAGAAGATGAGCATCACCATTGGTACTGGTAAGAAGACCATAAAGGGTGTCACTCCAACAAGTACGCTTGATCCAGCAGCACAGGAGGCTATTCAATTTGAGGCTGTTCGTCTTAATTTAGTTAAGCAGAATAACCTTGCTGAGGCAGCACGAATTGCAGCAGTCCTTAAAAGCCGTGATGCCCTAACAGAAGCAAATAAGCAACTTGCTCGTTACAATGATTTGCTTGCAGTACTTTCAGATAAAGTAATCACTTCTGATGAAATAGTTATTCTATCTAAAAAGTGGAATATGACTACAGAAGCAGTACAGTCATACATTCAAACATTAATTGCAGTAGGCGATGGAGTAATTTCAGATGATGAAGTTACTAATCTGGCTAAGGCTTGGGGCAGCAGCAAAGATCAGGCTGCAAGATATCTTGATTTCTTTAATTACCTAAATGATGGTAAATTGTCTGATGCAGAAATTGCTAAGTTACAAGAACGATGGGGTTTGAGTTCTAAAGAAGTTAGAATCTATGCAGATTTAATTACTAAGGCTAGTGATTATGTTCTTAGTGATGCAGAGATTGAAGCCCTAAAGAAGAATTGGGGATTAACAACAGATGAAGTTGTTGCTTACATCAAGAAACTTGGACAGCCAGTAACATTCTCAGGAACACTAATTGATCCTGCTACACAGGCAGAACTAGGTTGGAAGAATGCTTTAGCAGCACTTCAAGCATACCAGGCAGCACTTGCTGGTAAAGGTGTAACTTCCTCAAGTTCTTCAAGTTCTTCAAGTTCTTCAAGTTCATCTAGTTCTTCAAGCACAGCAGCATCAGCAGCATCAGTTTCTGCAGCAGCATCATCCGTAGCAGCAGCAGCGTATGCAACTGCAAAGGCTGCAGGAGATATGAACGCAGCAGCGATAGCAGCAGCAGGAGTAAGACCAAGTGCATTAGCAGCAGGTGAATCTGGAGCAATAGGTGCAGCATCTATAGCAGCCCAACTAAGAGCAGCAGAACAAGCACAAAAGAACGCTACAACTCTTGCTGATTTTAAAGCAAAAGAAGCAGCAGATTTAGCAGCATCTCAAGCAGCAGCAAGAACAATGGATTATGACGAAAGATTTAGATTCAGATCAATGACTATGGCTAATGCATCAAGTATATCTGGATCATCATCTTCTTCAGCACCAGTTACAGTTAATCTAACAGTAAATGGATCTGTATCTACTGAACAGGATCTGGTTTCAGCAGTAAGAAATGGATTGCTTGCTACCCAGACTAATGGTAACACTCTAACATTGCAGGCGATATAAAATGGCGACACCAGTAGTAGGCGTAGAGATTGACTTCTCAAACGGTGCATCATTTGGATATCCATTCATATTAGATGATATAGACTATGGAATCTTAGGAACAAATATTCTTGCAGATGCCGCAGCAGATATTGTCAATGTTACTGATAGGGTAATGTCAGTGTCTACTCGTAGAGGTCGTAACCGTATTCTTTCTAACTTTGAGGCTGGAACTGCGACGGTAACGCTAAATGATCCTAATTCAGATTTCAACCCACAGAATACTTCATCACCATACTATGGTAAATTACTACCATTACGCAAAATAAGAATATGGGCAGATACTACAATTTTAGGTCAAACTTTTAGAATTGCTATATTTTCTGGATATATTAATTCATTTGATACTTCTTTTTATCAAGGAGTAGATTCTACATCTACAGTTACATTACAGTGTACTGATGGGTTCCGTCTTTTAAACAATGTTTCTACAAATACTGCTCCAGTTCCTGGTTGTACTGCAGGACAATTATCTGGTGCTAGAGTAAACTCATTACTTGATTTTTCAGGTTTTCCAAATTCTTTAAGAAGCATAGATGTTGGTAATTCTACAATGCAAGTAGATCCAGGTGGAGAAAGATCAATTCTTGCTGCTATTCAGACAATTGAACAATCTGAGTTTGGTGCATTTTACATGTCAAGACAAGGTGAAGCAAAGTTTTTAGATCGTACAACAGTATCTGAATTGGCTGATTCCACTGTAAGAAATTATACAGATATTAATCCAGGTGCAGTAGATTTAACATATACAAACCTAGATTTTGCTTTTGATGATCAACTTATCTTAAATGATGTTACAGTAACAAGAGTTGGTGGAACTGCTCAAAATGCTGTTTCTGCAGAAAGTATTGCTACTTATTTTAGAAAATCTGGACAAAGATCTGATATCCTAGTTGAAACAAATGCTGAGTCTTTAGATCAAGCAGAGACTATTCTTGCTGCTCGTAAAAACTCAGATATTAGAATTGACGCTATGACATTAAACTTATCAACAGGAACTGAGTTTGAAGCACTTGTAAATGTTTCTATGGATATTTATACTCTTATTAAGATTACAAAGTCTATGCCTGGCGGATCTTCAATTACTCGTGAGTTGTTTGTTCAAGGTGTTCAACACGATATAAGGCCAGGAACCTGGAAAACTAGACTTCTCACAGCAGAACCAATTATCCAGGCTTTTATCCTAGATTCGCCAGAACAAGGTATACTAGGACTAACAGATCCACCTAATACAAATGCACTATCATACTAAAGGAGAAAGACAATGCCACTAGGCCCAAACGCAGGATATCGTCTATATACAACAGGCGATGTTCTAACTGCAGCACAGGTTCAAAACAACCTGCAAAATCAAACAATTATGTTCTTTGCATCTGCTGCAACAAGAGATGCTAACACAGCACTAACGGCTGCCCTAACAGAAGGCATGTTTTGCTACCTTGCAGACAGTAATACTGTAGAATTTTACACAGGCTCTGCTTGGACAGGATTTGCTACTGGAGACATAACTGAAATAACTGCTGGTGCTGGAATTACAGTCACAAACGGAACTGGACCTATTCCAACTATCGCTGTATCAAGTAATCCAACACTAACATCACCAAAAGAAACAATTGAAATTGTTGCTGCAGGATCATCAGGTACTATTAATCTTGATACTTTAACAGCATCTGTTGAATATTATACTGGTGCTGCAACAGGAAACTGGACATTAAATGTTCGTGGAAGTGGTGCAGCAACTCTTAACTCAACAATGGCAGTTGGAGAGCAAATCTCTGTTGTGTATCTTAACACAAATACTGGCACTGCTTACTATCCAACAGGCTTTACTATTGATGGATCAGCAGTAACTCCTAAGTGGCTAGGTGGAACAGCACCTTCTTCAGGAAACATTAACTCAGTTGATGCATATGTTTATACAATTATAAAGACAGCAGCATCAACATATACTGTTCTTGCTTCACAAAACAAGTTTGCTTAATTAATATTTAAAAGGAGAATCGTGAGTCCGTTATTTCGTAACCCAAGTGGTATAGGTGTAGTACTAAGATTTATTGCACCAACACCTCCACCTGTGGTCCCACCAGTAGTGCCTCCTGTCGTTCCTCCTGTCGTACCACCAGTAGTGCCACCTGTGGTTCCACCAGTCGTACCTCCAGTTGTACCTCCAGTCGTACCTCCAGTTACACCTCCACCTGTGACACCACCAGTTGTACCTCCTGTAGTTCCTCCTGTGGTACCTCCTGTTGTTCCTCCTGTGGTACCTCCTGTTGTTCCTCCAGTGGTACCTCCTGTTGTTCCTCCAGTGGTTCCACCTGTGGTTCCACCAGTAACACCTCCTGTAGTTCCAACAACAACATATTACTTCTGTTGCTGTGGTAACTTAGGTGGCTGCCAGTCTGTCTCAACAGCAACTGAAGGAGAAGCATACGCTATTGCAGGTAATGTTTGTGATAATGCTTATGGATCTGGACTCTGTGCATTTGGTACAAGCCCATCAACTGGTTGCACCTGTTTATAATGCAAAAAGTTAATTTAAATGATAGAATGGAGTACTATGTTAACAGAAGATAATATATGTTTCTCAGACGAAGATGAGCAAGCATTAATAGATAGCACTGAAGTTGGAAAGCAGTATAGTATTCCTCTAGTTTATGTTTCTATTTTTAATGAAAATGGCGACATTGAGTGGCTACGACAAATAAGAACATATACCTGGTTTACTCAACTTTTAAGCAAAGCAGTAACTATTGAAGGTGTAAATGATGACTGCTCAATTGTTAGATTTGTTGATTCTGACGGTAATGAATTAGATCAACTAACCACCACCTCTGAGTTTGGATCTGTACTATCAAGTAATCCAAGAATACTTTTTGGCGATACAACATTTACAAAGAAATAAGAAAAAGCGGGGCAAACAATGGAAACACCTTGGAAGAAATATAAAGAAAAGAATGGAATAACTCCATTAGATCTAATCAATCCTACATTAACAAAGGTCTCTGATGAACAATATGATCAAAGATTAGACACATGTAAAGCATGTCCATCCTTTTTACACATGACTAATCAATGTAAAAAATGTGGTTGCTTTATGACTTTTAAGGCAAAATATCAAATTTCAAAGTGTCCAATAGGGAAGTGGTAACATGAAAGAACTAGCACCAGGAATAGTAGTATTTGAAAATATATTTCCTGAATCAATGGACTATATTGCCAAGATAGAAGAAGCAGGCATTTCTTGGAGGGCAGCAGAAGTACTTGTAAGCGAAGAAGAGCATCAGTCTGGTACAAATACTAAGGCTAGAGATACAGACTTAATCATGCTTCCACATCACACTGATGAAGGAAACTCAGTTCTTGATGAATTTACAAAGAAGTTTCATGAACAAATGAAGCCTTGCTTAGATCAGTATATGGCAGCATATTACGCAAAGATAGAAAAGTTTGAAAACCCACAACTACTGAGATACGGTAAAGAGCAAAAGTTCCACGACCATATTGATGACCATCCATTCTTTACTCGCAGAATATCTCTGACTTATTACTTAAATGATGAGTATGAGGGTGGCGATGTTGAGTTTAACAGACATGGATTAAGGTTTAAGGCTAAGAAGAATGACCTTCTAATCTTTCCATCTAACTTTATTTATAATCATCAGGTGCACCCAGTTACTGATGGACTAAGATATGTGGTGGTCCAATGGATGGCATAAACAAAGAAGTTGGTTTAATTAAGAATGTTTTAAGCCCTGCTGATTTTGATAGACTTCGTATGCATTTTAAAAATCATGAGGGATTAAAATCTGTACCTACTGATGAGTTTGGTAGAAAATTAGCGGGAGACCAATCAGAACCAATATTAAAAGAATTTAGTGAAATGTTACTACCAAAAGTAAGAGACTATTTTGGCAGCCAGACAATGCTTCCTTCCTATTCATTATTTGCAGAATATTCTGATGAGACTATTAGTCTTCATAAGCACAAAGATGCAAATGCTTGCACATATACGCTTGACTTAGTTCTCTATCAAGGAGATCCTTGGGCGTTATACATAGATGGTAAAGCATATACAGCCAATCCAAACGAAGCAATTTTGTTTATGGGTGAGGAATATGAACATTGGAGAGAAACTCTTTATAACAATACTGGCAAAATTGGTGTTGTCTTCTTCCATTATGTTGAACCAGAGCATTGGTACTTTACAAAAGGTCCAGACCATGTAAAAGAAATATGGGCACAGCAGGAGAGAATGTGAACATAGGATTTATTGGTTTAGGAAAACTTGGCTTGCCTTGTGCTGCAGCGATGAGTGTTAAAACTGGTAAAACAGTTTACGGGTTTGATGTTAATCCTAATATACAAAAGTACATTGACGATAGAAAGACTCCATACATTGAAGAAGAGTTAGAAGACTATCTAGCAAACGCACAGTTTAGTATCAAAGACTCTATAGATTCTGTTTTAGATAACTCAGATATTGTTTTTGTTGCAGTACCTACTCCACATTTAGAAAGATTTGAGGGCAACTGCCCTATTCCAGATGATCGTGCAGACTTTGACTATAGTTATTTAAAAGATGTAGTAGTAAAAATAAATGACTACCTATCTAAGAAAACAGATAAGAACCTAGACATAGTAATTATCTCTACAGTTTTGCCAGGAACAATAAGATCTCAGATCCTACCACTATTGACTTCCATAAGAGATGGCGTTAATATATTCTATAATCCATATTTTATTGCTATGGGTACAACTATTCATGACTTTTTAAACCCTGAGTTTGTCCTGATTGGCAGGATCTCAGAAGACTCTTCTCGTCTAGTATCAATATATAAAACATTTTTGTCTTGCCCTGTTGTAGAAATTACATTAGAATCAGCAGAATTAACCAAGGTTGCCTACAATACATTTATTGGAATGAAGATTGTTTTTGCAAATACTTTGGCAGAGATAACAGAAAAAATTGGTGGCCATGTTGATGAAGTAACAGACACATTGTCATTAGCCACAAACAGAATCATATCTAACAAATATATGAAGGCTGGAATGGGTGATGGTGGTGGATGCCACCCAAGAGACCAGATAGCGATGTCTTGGTTAGCAAAAGAGATTGACCTATCTTTTGATATATTTGAAATGATTGCAAAAGCAAGAGATCAACAATCTATGTATTTTGCAAAAATATTAAAAAAGGCACAAGATGAAAGCGGAAACGAAGTTATTGTATTAGGAAATTCCTATAAAAAAAATATTGGAATAACAACTGGAA